ACTGTTTCGTGCTTGTTGGCCACCGAAGTGGCCGGCATCACAGGGATGGACATGTGGCTCTCCTTTAGAGATCAGAAGGGAATCTCGTCGCGGATCTCCTCACGCACGTCCATGAGGAGCTTACCCAGCAGGTTCATTCCGGGCTCCTGTTGGTGCTTCGGGCAGGTGCAGGAACCCCAGATCTGGTCATGCCAGGTATTGCCCTCGATCAGGGGGCGCTCACCTGTCTTGAGCAGCATGGATTTGAGTGGCTTGCGCCCGAACTTGCTGCGCAACAGGTTGAGCATGATGCTCTCTCTCACTTGGTCCCAGTCGGGACGGAGCTGGAGCAAACGTCCGGCTCTCTTGACGGTGCCGGCCGAGCCATGGGTGAACTGCTTGCGCAGTTCCAGATCGAGGGTCTTGGCCGCCACATAAGCGTGCTCGACCGACGGATAGATCAGGCCCTCGAACCAGAGATCGCAGGGCCAGAAGTTGCTGAGGAAGCGATGCTCTCCCTCGAAGGACTCGATGGGGCTGGGCACAGGGGGCATAGCTTCTCCTATTGGCTCTCGGTGAGAACCACGGGGCATTGGGTGATGAGCACACGGAGACCGTCTCCATGGCTGATGATTTCTTCCACCACAGGGGCTTCTCGGCAGGCAGCAATGAGCAAATCTTGGCGGCGACCAGAAAGTTCCACCTGCCTCCAGGCCAAGCTGGACGAGTAGACCAGTGTGACCTTGGTGGGCAGGACTTGGCAACTGATCTGACCCAAGCTCTTCCATGTGATGGCCCGGCACAGGCGATCGGCATGGGCAGTACGCGCTGTAGAGAGAGGTAACCTTGTGAGGTACGCCGCATAAACTGTCCCTGGCCGGACCGGCCTCGTCCGGCCATCGTGGCCAGGGTATTCGCTAGCCGATACGCGGACTTAGGGCACTGTCCCTACTGTCCTACCCTACCTCTTATAGGGACTAAAGATAGAGGGAACACGGACACACGCGACCGCGAGCGAGCGCGAGGAGAAGGGCCGGCCAGGCGCGGACGGCCGGACAGTTGGCCGCTGGATCGCGGCGTGGGCTACGATCGCGGCGTGGGCTACGATCGCGGCCATGCCCCGTGATGCCTTGACCACTCCTCGCGCGCAGGGGTCCGAGCCCGGGGGAACCTCTGACGGGCCGCCGCACGCGGGGGAGGGTGACCTCGACGAGCTCCTCGCGGCGCGTCTGAGCCAGACCGCCGCCGCCCGGGCCGCGACCGCCGCGCTGTCCCCCCTGCCCCTCCCGCCGCAGGGCAGGCACCCGTCCGAGCCGGGGGGCCTGGACAACTGGCCCCCCGGGACGCTCGAGGCCTTCCTGCGCGAGCTCGCGCGGTTCGGCAACGCGACCGAGGCCTGCCGCCGCACCGGGCTTCAGCACGGCAGCATGTACCAGCTCCGCGAGCGCAGCCCCCAGTTCGCCGCCATGTGGCTCGAGGCCATCAAGCAGGGCACCGAGAACCTGGTGAACGAGGCGCGCCGCCGCGCGGCCGAGGGCGTGGTGAAGCCCGTCTTCTACAAGGGGCGCCGCGCGCTGGACATCGCGCTCGACGAGGACGGGAGCCCGATGCGAGACGAGGACGGCGAGCTCATGTACGAGCCGGCCGGCATGCGAGAGTACAGCGACGTCCTCCTGATCACGCTGCTGAAGGCATACGAGCCGCGCTTCCGAGAAGCCGTGACGCTGAAGGACGAGCGCGGCTCGCGCGACCCGGCCGTCGACCTCACGCTGCTGAGCGACGACGAGCTCCGCGACTTCCGCCGCATCCTGGCGAAGGCCCGGCCGCAGAAGGTCATCGACGTGACGCCTGTGCCCGAGGAAGATGCCTCGTGATGGTTCCTACCCCGGGGGCCGAGCTCGCGGAGGCCCCGACCACTGAGGCCGAGGAGCTCCCGGAGCTCGTGGAGGTCGAGCGCGAGCTCGCGCGGCGCAGGCTGCACGAGTTCCGGCGCCACGTGACCGTGAACGCGGACGGCGTCTGCACGCTGGTCGATGGCTGGTGGCAGCGCGAGGCGGCGGAGGCGCTCGAGCGGTTCTTCGAGGACCTGCTCGCGGGCAGGCGACCGAAGCTGATCCTCCAGACGCCGCCGCAGCACGGCAAGAGCCACATGATCCGCGACTTCGTGGCCTGGTGCCTGGGCAGGATGCCCGACCTGCGCGTGGCCTACGCGTCCTATTCCGACGAGCTCGGCGTGAGCGCGAACATACATATCCAGCGGCTCCTCGACGGCGAGCGCTACCGGGGCACGTTCCCCGACACGCGCATCCACACCGAGAACGTGGTCACGCAGGCGGGCAAGCCGCGCCGTAACCAGAAGTTCCTGGAGATCGTCGGGCACCGCGGCAGCTTCCGGAACACGACGATCCAGGGCCCGCTGACCGGGCAGCCTGCCGACCTCGGCGTGATCGACGACCCGGTGAAGGACCGCGCGGAGGCCGAGAGCGACGTGACGCGCGCGGCGGCGTGGGACTGGTTCAACAACGTCTTCCTGACGCGTCTCAGCAAGACGAGCGGGTACGTGATCATCCTCACGCGCTGGCATCTCGACGACCTGGCCGGGAGGCTGCTGGTCGAGCGCGGCGACGTTCGGCTCGTGACGTTCAAGGCGGTGGCCGAGGAAGACGAGCCGCCGCACCGGAAGGAAGGTGAGGCGCTGTTCCCGGAGCTCCAGCCGCTCGACCTGCTGATGGACAAGAAGGCCACCATGCGCACCGAGGACTGGGGCGCGCTGTTCCAGCAAGAGCCCGTACCCCGCGGCGGCGTGCTCGTCAAGGACGAGTGGTTCCCGCGCTACGCCGAGCGAGGCCAGGACCCGATCCGGGTGATCCAGTCGTGGGACTGCGCCAGCAAGGTAAAGGACCGCAGCGACCCTTCGGCGTGTCTCACGGCCGCGGAGTTCGCCGATCGGATCGAGCTTTGGTGGAGCGACGTCGCCCGGCGCGAGTTCCCCGACCTGCTGAAGCGTGTCAAGGACTGCTATGGCTTCGAGCACATGCGCGGGCCGCGGGCGCCGAACGTAGTGCTCATCGAGGACAAGGACTCAGGCCAGGCCATCATCCAGCAGCTTAGGCGCGACACGAAGCTCCCCGTGATCGCGGTCATGCCCCGCAATGACAAGCCCACGCGGCTGATGGAGGAGAGCGCGACGCTCGAGGCCATGCGCGTCCACCTGCCGAAGCAGGCGCCGTGGCTCGCGCGCTTCTTGGCCGAGGCGCTCACGTTCCCCAGCGGAGCTCATGACGACCAGGTGGACACGCTCAGCCAGCTGCTCTGGTACATCAGGACGCATCCCGCGCGGATCAGTGTGCCTGGTCCCGTGAACGTGATGCGGAGCGGCGGGTCGATCCGTCGGCTCGGGAGCGCGTGATTTCCGGAAGTATGCCAGCAGACGTTGTCACATAGGCGCAGGTGTCAACGTCTGCTGATCGCTCCCCCCTCTCGAGCTAGGCTTCTCCCCGTGCTCCGGCTCGTCGCCCTCAGCCTGCTGCTCTGCGCCTGCGCCGGACCCCCGTGCCCGGACCGATTCACGCTGTACGGCGAGCGCGAGTGGGGACGGATCGAGAACGGAGACGGCGGCCCCGCGCGCGACCGCGACGAGGCCGGCGGCTCGTACCGCGGGTATCGGACCGGAGCGTCGATCGAGTTCAACCTGTCGCGGCCGGCCAAGGAGTGCGAGGCCTACGGCGGGGAGGAGCGGCGAGGCGATGCCTGACCTCACCCCCGAGGAGATGGCCGAAGGCTGGGCGAGCCCGATCCCCCCGCTCGAGAGGGAGCGGGTTCGCCAGGTGTTTCGGTACCTCGCGGCTCACTGGCCCGCGCCCATCCCCGTCCGGCTGTTCATCCGGCGCCTCGCGCTCCGGCACCAGAACGTGGCGCAGCTGACGGCCTCCGCCGACGGTCGGACCCTTATCCTGGAGATCGACGCGCGAGCCTGCTTCTTCCACGCGGTCGACGTCCTGATGCACGAGTACGCCCACGCGGTGACGTGGCGCGTGCGCGGGTCCGACCATGGGGCCGCGTGGGCCGGGACCTTCGCCGCCATGGTCACGGCGTTCGAGGACGGCGGCGCGGACGAGGAGTCGAAGACGTGGTGACCTGGTCCGACGCTGCCGGCCACCTGGCCTACGCCGCCCTGCTGCTCGGGCAGTGGCTGGTGACCGGCCGCCATCGGCACGGCTTCGCGCTCCGCGTGGCTGGCTCGCTGGCATGGGCCGGGCTAGGCTTGGCCCTCGGTATGTCGTCGATCGTGCTGTGGAGCCTGGCGTTCGCGGCCGTCGATGCGAGGGCCTGGTGGAGATGGTGATCTCGTGAACGGCTCGCGCCACCGCCTGACGAACGTGCCCGCGTACGAGTACGGGCGCGATGGTCGCCGCGAGGACACGTCCCGCCTGGCCGGGACCGACCGGCGTGAAGCGATCCGAGAGCAGACCGACGTGGTGATCCCCCGCGCCGGCCGGAAGAGGGGCCCGCGCTGCGCGACCCACGAGGTGATGCACATGCTCGTCGGCGGGCGGCTCATCGATGTTCGGCGCATCTGGAGGAGGGGCTGGCGCTGCTTCAACAGGTGCGAGCGCGGCCAGACCCTCTGCGTGAAGTGTCGCGCCGTGAACCGCGCGCTGGCCGACGCCGCGGAGACCACATGAGTCCCCTCGAGTGGTTCATCGCGGGCTTCGTGTCGGCCGCCGCGCTGATCATCGTCGTGATGGTCGCGCTGGACCTCCTCGAGGGGGACTGGTGAGGATCGAGTGCCGCGGCGGGCAAGGTCCTCAGTGGGTCGTCGTCGACTCGCCGGACCAGCCGCGGCTCGTGTTCCTCGCCCCCTACGACGGCCCCGCCCTGTCGGGCGTCGCCCGCTGCGGGTCGGCCGCGGCGCTGGACGTCGGACCCACCGTGGTCCCGCTGCCCGAGCCCGACGGCGCGACGCTGCCGGCCCTGGTCCTGCTCGCGCTGCTGGCCAGGTGGCGCCAGCGAAGGCTAGGCTGAGCCCGTGCTCTTCTGGCTCCGCTTCGCCCTCCGCAACCCCCGCGCGTGCGCGGACATAGTGACCGCGGCCGCGGGAGCCGGCGCGATAGCGTTCAGGGCCGTGCTCGCGGTCGCTCGCTCTGCGTTCGTTCGCGTGGCCGAGCAGCCTGGTCGCAGCGTTCGGAACACCACGGACCTCGAGCACCGCGACGGCGCGTTCCTCTACAACGTCCACGACCGGGAGAAGTGCGAGGGCGGGACGTGTCCCGTCCACCGCATGAGTGATCACCCGCTGCGCTCGTGGCCTCAGAACTTCCGGCAGGACGCCGGCTTCATGGAACGGGTCTGCCAGCACGGCGTCGGGCACCCCGACCCAGACGACAGATTCGCGGACCCGGTCCACGGGTGCGACGGCTGCTGCGCCGGGGCGCGGGCCACGAACGGCCTGCTGCCGGGCGGCGGGCCGGAGGCCGAGGCGTGAACCATCTGGAGGCATTGGGTCTAGGTTCGTGCGTCGTCGCGGCGGTCGGGATCGTCGTCGGCTTCGTTCATCTCGTGGTGAAGACCGGGCACGCGTCCGCGCTGCCGTGGGTAGCGGCGTTCCTGGTCGTTTCTTATCTCGTGGGGCGATGGGCCCAATGTTGGACCATCGACCGGGGCCAAGAGTGAGCGGCGGACACGACGAGGCTCCCAAGTGGGAGCGGCTCTGGCCGAAGTTCCGCGAGCTCATGGAGGCGCGCTTCACCGCGGGCCACATACAGTACGGCGACCGCGTGTTCCTGCGCCCGCCCCCGAAGACGATCGCGGAGATAGAGCAGGAGCTCCTCGACGTGGTCGGCTGGGGGTTCATTCTCTGGTGCCGGCTGCGGCGCCTCGACTCGGGGTGCGAGCTCGCGGGAGAGGTGCAGCGACTCCGCGAGGAGAACCAGGACCTGCGCCGGCGCCTCTACCCGGTGGATCAGGAGGCGTCGTTCCCGTGATCCCCACCGACGCGAGGCGCTGGCGCAGAAGGTCGCCGACGCCTGCGTCGGCGGCTCGGTATATTTTGATGCCACCACCTCACCGAGAGAGGGCTAACCCATGTCAATAGTCGGTCCCGACGATCCCTTCGTTCTCTTCCCCAGCGCGACGGTCACCGTCGACACGCCTACGAACGAAATCTTCTCGCGGTTCCCCCTGAAGGCCGCCTACTTCGTGTGGGACCTGACGGCCATCTCTGGCGGCTCGACCGACGCCAGGCTCCAGGTCCAGTTCTTCAACCCCCTGACGGGTTTATGGACCACCTTTCACCTGACCGCGACGGTGACCACCCCCGCGCCTCGGACCTACGTTATCGGCGACAACCCCTACACCAGCGGCCAGCTCACCGGGATCCTGAACGTTCCGCTCCCCCGGCGCTGGCGATTCCTCATTGACCTCGTCAGCGCGACCTCGGCGACCATGAGTATCGTCGTGGCTCCCGTGCCGCACGCGGTGGAGAGGTGAGCCTGCGTCGAGGCGGTCCGGACGGCGCCGCACCCGAGCGCGTGGCCGCCGCGCGGGACGCGATGCGTGAGTGAGTACGAGCTCGGCAGGGACGACGCCGTCCTGATCAGGTTCGAGCGCGTCGAGAGGACCACACGTCTCGCCTACGGCCTCCAGCTAGGCGGCGACTGCCCGCTGGTCTGGCTGCCCAGGAGCCAGGTGAAGGTGATCGACGAGGGGAACGGGCACGCCTACGTCCCGAAGTGGTGGGCCGATCAGGAGGAGATCCCGTATGAGTGAGGCGCTGTGGTTCTTCACGAAGGTCTGGCTCGCCGTCGGCGCGGGGATCGTCTTCGTGATCGTCCCGGTCCTGGTGTTCTACTTCCTGTCGGTGGTGTACGAGATCGCGGTCGAGGAGGACGAGCATGAGTAGAGAGCGGCGCCTGTAGAGATCCGGTGATCAACGAGGACGAGCACGACCGCGAGGCGTTCCGCCGCATGTTCCAGGCCGTCCTGGCCCAGGCAGCGCTCCACGCTCTGGGCCGCCCGTTCGACGGGCAGTGGCCGAGCGAGGAAGACAGGCGGACGGCCCGGCGCTGGTTCCTGAGCGAGATAGGTGGGCTCGAGCTATGCTGCCTCTGGGCAGGCGTGCCTGCGGCCGTGGTCCGCCGCGAGATGGCGGCCCGAGTGAGGGACGATGTCGAGTAAGGACGCGCCCACCTACCTGATCAGGAAGGCCGCTGGGCCGCGCGGCGAGATCGGCCGCTCGGGCCTCCAGCACTTCGGCGGCGTCATCACTGAGGAGTGGCTCCGAAAGCTCGAGGGTGAGCGCGGGCGCCGCGTCTTCCGCGAGATGTCGGACAACGACCCGACCGTCGGGGCGATCATGTTCGCGGTCGAGATGCTCCTGCGGAACGTCGAGTGGCGCGTGGAACCCTACTCGGACGACCCGGAGCACCGCGAGCGCGCGGAGTTCGTCTCCAGCCTGGTCGACGACATGTCGATCACCTGGGAGGACTTCATCAGCGAGTGCCTGAGCATGCTCACGTTCGGCTTCGCGCCGTTCGAGATCGTTTACAAGCGGCGCGGCGGCCCGCTCGAGAATGACCCGAAGAACCGCTCGCGCCACGACGACGACAAGATCGGGTGGCGCAAGCTCGCCATCCGCTCTCAGGACACGCTGGACCGCTGGGAGTTCGACCCGGAGGACGGCGGCGTCGTCGGGTTCTGGCAGCGGCTGATCGAGGGCCCGACCGTCTTCATCCCGATCGAGAAGGCGCTCGTGTTCAAGACCACGAGCCGTAAGTCGAACCCCGAAGGCCGCTCGATCCTCCGCAACGCCTTCGTCCCGTGGTTCCACAAGCGTCGCGTGGAGGAGGCGGAGGCCATCGGCGTCGAGCGTGACCTCGCGGGCATGCCCCTGATCTACCTGCCGCCCGACACCTGGGAGCCGGCGCAGGCCGCCAAGCTCGCCGAGTACCAGCGGCTGGTCGAGCACGTGAAGAACGACGAGCAGGCCGGCGTCCTGCTGCCCGCCGTGTTCGACGACCAGGGAAACCGGATCGTTGAGTTCACGCTCATGGGCACGGGCTCGCGGCGCCTGTTCGACACGACCGCCATCGCGAGCCGCTACGACCGGCAGATCGCGCAGGTGGCGCTCGCGGACTTCGTGATGCTGGGCCACGAGAAGGTCGGGTCGTTCGCGCTGAGCTCGGACAAGACCGCACTATTCAGCACGGCTCTCGGCGCGTGGCTCAAGGAGATCGCCGCGGTGCTCAACCGCCACGCGCTCCCGCGGCTGTTCGCTCTCAACGGCTGGCCGCCGAACGAGACGCCCGAGTTCGTTCCCGCCGACGTCGAGGACGCGGAGATCGTGGAGTTCGCTAGCGCGATGGCGCAGCTGACCGCCGCGGGCTGGCTCACGCCGGGCTCGCGCGAAGACGAGGAGGTGGTGCGGGAGCGGCTCAACCTGCCCGAGCCGCCGGACGAGCTCTTCGACCCGACGACGGGAATGCGGACCAACCCCCTGACGGGCGAGCCCGCCGTGCCGGGTATGGAGCCGAAGCCAGAGCCGCCCGTGATCGTGACGCCCGACGGCGAGCTCGCGCCCGGACAGCCGGCCAAGAAGCCGCCGTTCGGGAAGCCGAACGAGCAGTCCGGGGGCAAGAAGCCGAACCCGTTCGCCAAGTGAGGTCGGGCGACGCGCTCCCCTGCGCGTGGCCTGGATGCGATTCATCTGGATGGCGAAGGTTCGCCGTGCTGTGTAGGATCCACGTCCAGCACGTCGTCGGGCAGTTCGATCGACGACGCGGGCGTCTGTGCAGGCCCGTCATGGGGTACCTGGATTGAAGATAGTCCTCGTCACCGGAAGCCGCGAGTGGACGGACGGCCGCACGATCCGTGAGGCGATCGGGGCCGAGAAGCCGGACCTGGTGGTCCAGGGCGGGGCCAAGGGCGCGGACAGGCTCGCGGAGCTCGCCGCCATGAACGACCTCGACCGGCACTGCGCACGGATCCCCGCGCAGTGGCTCGGGCGCCGAGGGAAGGGCGCCGGGTTCGTTCGGAATCAACTGATGGTCGACCTGGCGAAGACGCTCAAGGCGGGCGGCGCGGACGTCGTGGTGCTCGCGTTCAGCGTGAGCCCGCCGTCGCCTGGGACCGCGGACTGCGCGCGGCGCGCTCGAGAGGCGGGGCTCACCGTCAAGCTGTTCGTGGAGGACGAGCAGTGAAGCTCGACTCTGCCAGGTGGTGGCACCCCAACCACGTCGGGGGAACGGGGGCGTACATCCGGCGCGCTGCGGAGCTCGCCGCGTACCTCGACGCGCGGGAGCTCCTCATACCCCACCTCGACGGCCGAGTCGCCGTGCAGGCGGGGGGCCACGTGGGCGTCGTGCCCGCGCTGCTCGCCGCGCGGTTCGATCTGGTATACACGTTCGAGCCCGACGCCGAGAACTTCGACTGCCTCATCTGGAACCTCACCGGGACCTCGAACGTCTACGCCGCGCGCGGAGCGCTGGGCGACGGCTACCCGGCTGAGCTCGTGCGGCACTCCAAGAGCTCAGGCGGACACTGTACCAGGCCGGGCGGGCCCGTGCCGTGCTACCGGATCGACGAGCTCCGGCTGCCCCGCGTCGACACGATCATCCTGGACACGGAGGGCTCGGAGCTCGAGATTCTGAAGGCGGGCGTGAAGACGATCCGGCGATGCTGCCCGCTGATCGTCGCCGAGGAGAACCGGCAGATGAACAAGTATGGCCGGAAGCCTGGCGACCTCGAGCAGTTCCTCGCGCCGCTGGGCTACCGCCGCGTGGCCGAGGTCGGAGAAGATATCGTTCTGGAGGCGTCGTGATCGACCCCATTCAGTTTCGCCTGCGCGTGATTCGCCCGACTCTGCTAGGACTCGACCCGCTGGTCCCCTACTCGACCGCGGCCGAGAACCTGCTGCTCGGAACGGCACTGGTCGAATCGCGGTTGATATATCTGCGCCAGGTCGGCGGCGGACCGGCTCGCGGCGTGTACCAGGTGGAGCCCGCGACCCACGCGGACCTGTGGGACAGATGGCTCGCGTTCCGGGCGCCTCTCGCGTCGCGCGTCCGGTCGCTCGCCAGCCAGGGGTGGCCGGGCGAGCGGGAAGTGCGGGAGCACGAGGAGCTCGAGACCAACCTGGCCTACGCGACCGCGATCGCGCGCCTGGTCTACCGCCGGTCCCCCGCGCTGCTGCCCGCGGCGAACGATGCCGACGCGCTGGCCGCGCTCCACAAGCGGGTCTTCAACACGGTCCTCGGGAAGACCAGGGTCGAGGAGTCCGTGGTCTGGTTCCAGAAGGTCGTGGCCGGGGGCGAGTTCGCCGCGGAGATTCAAACGTGAAGCAGAAGACAGATCGTGAACGACACGAGCGCAGGTTCTGGGTATTCGCAATGTTGGTTGTGAACTGGCTCGTGTTCGCAATGTTGGTTGTGATCCTATGCCTGGCGCTGACTCAGCTCGGGTGCGCGTTCCATGCGTCGGGCGCCCTCGGTGAGGCGGCCGTTCGCGAGCAGGTCTGCGAGGACGTCGACGTCCGCGGCGCGGCCATGTCCCCGACGCTCGGAGGGATCTTGTCGCGCGCGGTCGACGCCGCAGCCCGGTTCTTCGGGGCTGGTGATCCGCCGCTCGAGGTTGCCCCGCCCGTGGTAGACTAGACTTTACATGTCGACCCCCCGCCTGCTGACCCCGCGACCCACCGTCACGTTCGACACGAACGGGCGGCGAACGCTAGTCGCTGACGTCGTCGTGGACCTGGGCGAGGCCGTTTGGGACCTGCACCGCTGGGCGTTCGCGCGCCCGGACGGAGACCAGATCGTTCGCTACGGCGGCGGGTTCCACGGCACCACCGTGATCCGTGTCCCGGCCGGCCTCCGCTACGACGGCGCGTCGCTACCGCTGGGCCCGATCATCGGTGGGCTGACCTACCTGCTGGTCGGCAAGAAGGAGAAGTACGAGCTCGCGGGCCTCGTTCACGACCTGCTCTACCAGTGCCAGGCCCCGCGCGCCGCGGCCGACCGGGTGTTCTGGCTGATCGCCCGCAGCGGCGAACAGAACGTCGGGCCCGTCCGAGGCTGGCTGACGTGGGTCGCGCTGCGCGCCGGCGGCTGGCCCGCGTACCGGTCGCACGCCGCGTGAAGGTCCGAATCTACTCTCTGGTCAAGAAGTGCGTCGAGGACGGGGCCGCCCTCGGAGTCCGGCGCGCGAAGAAGCACGCCGACGACCCGAGCGAAGACATCGTCGTCGAGCACGTGATCACCGAGATCATGAACCAGCTCGATGAGTGGTTCATGTTCGAGGTCGAGAACGGTGGCTGACCGCTTCGCGAACGTCGTGATCCTCGGTACCCCGATCGTCCGAGACCTGATTCGTTCCGAGGTGCGCCCCGAGGACGCGGAGCTCGCCGCGGTGGTGGATCCGGCCAGCCACTCCGACCACCTGGACAGCGGGCAGCGCCTGGCGGAGCTAGGCTTCTTGCGAAGGCTGCCCGAGGACGGGTCGAGCGGCCGGTTCACGGAGCGGGGCACGCTCGCGGCGAAGCTCCTGCACGCGCTCGTCACCGAGGCGGGAGTGTCGCTGTGCGTCCCGCCCAAGAAGGATGTCATCTCTTGACGCGACAGACGATGAAGGTCACCAAGGGCCAGCGGCGCCCGCCGGCGGACGGGAGCTGGCGGGTCGTGGCTCCCCGCGCAGTCCCGCTGTACGTCGCGCGACACCTGGAGCCGCGGACCGCCGTCGCCCTGGAGGCCTGGGCGCTGTCCCAGGGGTTCGGGACTACCCTGGGGTGGGACGCGCTCCACGCGACCGTCTGCTACAGCCGCAGGCCCGTCGACCTCGCGCGTGTCGACCCCGCGCCGCCCTATGTCCGGGTCCCGCACGGCGGCCCGCGAGCCGTCGAGGCTCTGGGCAGCGGGGGCGCGGTGGTCCTCCGGTTCGAGTCCGACGAGCTCGAGCTCCGCTGGAAGGAGTTCCTCTACGCGGGCGCCGAGTGGGACTACGCCCGGTTCCGACCACACGTCACCATCACCTACGGCGGCGCGGGCGTGGACCTGGCGCTCGTCGAGCCGTTCAGCGGCGAGCTCCTGTTCGGGCCTGAGCGGTTCGAGGAGATCCGCGAGGAGTTCGTGAGGCCGGTCGAGAAGGTGTTCACCCTCCCTCTTGCCATCCGCCGCGCCGCCACGATCCTCGTCGCCAAGGCTCGCCGCCGCGGGTCGCGCGGCCGCGGGATCCAGCGGCCTAGGAGCTTCCTGCGCGCCGACCTAGCGGCCGCCCGCGAGCTCGAGCTGGCCGCCCGGCTGCTCGAGCCGCACGTCGCGCGGGCCTTCACGGCGGCCGCGCGAGCCATGCGAGACGCCGCTTCCGTCCGCGCGATGACGGCCGCCATAGAGCGCGGAGACTTCGAAGAGGCCATCCGTCTCGCCCAGGTAGACACGCTGCCCGACCGGCTGCGCGGGTCGGGCCTCGAGCCCGGCGCGCCGAGCGCGGTCGACGAGCTCGTGGACGCGTTCCGCGAGGGCGGCGCCGCGGGGATGCGCCAGATGCCTCGCGCGGCCGCACTGGCCGCGTCGCTCGACCTGACCAACCCGGAGTCCGTGCGGTACCTCCGGACCACGGTGCCTTCCCTGATCACGCGGATCAGCGACGAGAGCCGCGAGGCGGTGCGCCAGGCGCTCGAGCGCGGTTTCCGCGAGGGGCGCCCAGCGCGGCTGATCGCGGAGGAGATCAAGGGGGCCATCGGGCTCACGCCCGGACAACAGAACGCCGCGGCCAACTTCCGCCGCCAGCTCGAGACCGGGGAGATGGGCAGCGGGGCCGCGCCGTGGGCGCGCCGGCTGTCCGCGGCCGAGCGCTCACAGGCCCGGGCGATCTTCGAGGGAACGGTGACCGGGGGCAGGACCAAGATCGGGGCGCTCGTGACCCGGTACGAGGAGAGCCTGCTGAACCGGCGAGCGCGCGACATCGCCCGGACCGAGGTGACCCGCGCGCACGGCGCCGGGCAGGCCGAGCTCTGGCGCCAGGCCGAGGAGGGCGGGCTGCTACAGCCCGCGCGCACGCGCCGCGTCTGGGTGGTGACTCCCGACGACCGGCTGCGCGACGAGCACGCGGTGATCCCCGACATGAACCCCGACGGCGTGGGGCTGAACGAGCCGTTCGACACGCCGATCGGGCCCGTGATGGCCCCGCGAGAGTCTGGCGACCCGAGCTTTGACGTCAACTGCTTCCCGGCAGGTGTTCTTGTCTCGGGAACGTTCGTCGGGGGGCTAGAAGCCAGGTACTCGGGGGAGATGATCGAACTGGTAACAGCG